GGCGTTCGGTGGTATTGATGCGAACAGAGCAAACATGACACAACAGAGCATCAACGGTGCGAAATTGATCCTGCGGACGGCAGGCAATCGAGTGAATCAAGTGATCGGCGAAATTGAGATTGTCAGCACGCCACCACAGCAACAGGCAGCAGCCAATGAATGAACAGGCATTGATCGAAGAACTGAAACAGCCGCAATATGCCACCATGAGCGATCAGGAGGCAGCGAACGCGGTGAACGCAAAGACGGTGCAGCAGGCCGCACCCGTTCCGGCACAGCAGATCCGGCTGACGCTGGCGAGTCGTGGCAAGCTGGCCGCGATTAAGCGTATCGGTGACAACACAGCAGCGCCGGAGCCACCTTATGACGCCTGTGCGACGCTGATGGCACTCCTAGAGGCTGGCGACACAATCGACCTGCAGAACGCTGCTGTCTCTACAGCATCCGCAATTCTGATCCAGCACAATCTGCTGACGCAGGAGGATGCGACAGCGATTGCTGCACTGGGCGTCAGGACCGTTCCGTGGGTCGACACCGTCGACATTGGCGAGGTTGGAATCGGCTATGTGATCAATGCCCGCAAAGTAATCGCAGGGGGTGCATAATGCCCAACAATGTGCTGATTAAATACGGCAGCAAGACGACGCTGACGATCACAGGTGTTCCGGGTTTGGCCAGTGACACAAACAAACTCACGGGCATTGAAACCAGCGTAATCGACAATACCACGGACGGGTTCACGGACATCTACGCTTCTGGCAAAATCACGACCGGCACCAGCCCCACAGACAAAAGGGAAATACAGGTTTGGGCGATTGGTTGGGACGGAGCGAATTGGCCGGACGTGTTCGACGGCACGGTGTCAGGCGAGACGATTACCAGCGCAGACATTAAGGCATTGATCTGTAAGCCGGTTGCCAACATGTCCACAAATAACACCGCAGATCGAACATATCATTTTTCCAATATCAGCCTTCGCGGTGCATTCGGCGGGGCATTGCCGTCTAAGATTGTGCTGTTTGTTACGCATGACACAGTGGCGGCACTCAACGCAACCGCAGCCAATCACGAACTGTCATATTACGGCGAGTACCCGCAAATCCAATGAGCCGAAATATCCTACAAGGTTTGGTTGGTGCGTGGTGTCCGACGCTGGGGCCGAGCGGTTACACGCTGCTGGACCGCAGCGGACGGGGCCAGCACGGCACCCTCACAAATATGGACGCTGGCAGCGACTGGGTTGGTACTCCGGGCGGGTGGGCACTCGATTTCGATGGCGTCAACGACGAGGTGGTCATTAACAGCGGAATACTCAGCGGTGCGACTGATTTAACGATCAGTTACTGGGTCAGAAAAACATCTGCTTTGGTGGATTCCGTTGTAGGTTCACGAACCAGCGCAACGGCTGGCGCGTGGCTGCAGTATTACTCAGACGGAAATGTTTATTTTTCCATCCGTAATGGCGGATTGGATAATGTTAGTGCGGCAGCATCGCTCACAGGTAGTTACATGCAAATTGTGGGATCACGCACCGGATCAACTGGCCGGATTTACGTTGATGGTCGCGAAGCCAACGGTGCCGAGTATCTCGACGTTCCGGATTGGCAGTCTCAGCACCGGTGGATTTTTTACAACGGGACAGCACGACAGCATCGGCGTTTGGCGGCGTGGGCTGACGGCACCGGAGGTGCGGCAACTGTACCAGGCAGGCCGTGGCGGTCTTGGGCGACTGCTGACACCACAGCGACGGAGTTATGCGTTTCGGGTTCCGACGGCAGGCAACAGACGGCGGCGAATCATTTGCGGAGCGGAGTGTTGAGCATGAAGATCCTGAGACAATCGGCAACCGCAACAGTCACCGTCGGACCAGTGCTGGACGCCAACGGAGCAGCCGTGACAACGGCTGTTGTCGGAGATTTCCGCATCAGCAAAAACGGCACGCCAGCAACGCTGAGCGGAGCGACCGTGACGCATGACGCGAACGGCTATTACACCATTGCACTCACCACCAGCAACACGGACACGGTCGGACGGCTGGAGATATATTCCGGCAACACAGCACAGGCAACAGCGGTGCATAACTGGACGGTGTTACTGGCCTCGGTGTTCGACGCATTGCAGACCAACGCCACCAACGCAACCGGCGGACTGGTCACAGCAACCGCAGCAGTCACTGCGATGGCTGGAGCGATCAGCACGTTGACAGCGGGCGGAGTGCGGACAGAACTGGCGACAGAGTTGGGACGGATTGACACCACAGTCGGCAGCAGGCTGGCCACGGCATCATATACGACACCACCCTCAGCAGCGACGAACGCGACCGCAGTCCGGACGGAACTGGCGACGGAGCTCGGTCGTATTGATGTGAGTGTCAGCAGTCGTAGCACGTTGACAGCGGGCGGAGTGCGGACGGAGTTGGCCACAGAGTTGGGCCGGATCGACGCAGCGATCAGTAGTCGCATGGCGACGTTTACAGTGCCAGCCAATTTCGCAGCACTCGGCATCAACAGCAGCGGGCATGTGTCACGCGTTACGCTGGTCGATACGACGACCGTAAATACAGACATGCGAGGGACAGACAACGCGGCACTGGCGAGCGCGTGGACGGCGACACGAGCGGGGTATCTCGACAGCGTGTTGCTGGCACAGAATAGCAATCAGCGGACGGTGCAGGTGACAGGCAGCAACCACGTTGCAGCAGACGTGCACGAGATGCAGATGGACGTGATTGATGCAGACGCTATCGCAGCCAGTGCGGTGACGGAGCTGCAGGCAGGGCTGGCGACAGCCGCGAATCTGCTAATCGTGAGTGACCGGGTGAGCTATTCGTTGGCTGTGCTTGTGGGAGCCTGCAGCGACGCGCAGACGGCAGCAGAGACGTATACGCTGACGATCGGCGGCAATACGTTTACCGTGGATTACACGGGACTGGACAGCAGCGGGAACCGCAGCACAACGACATTGAGTAAGGCATGAGCACAGGACGATTCATATTCAGGGGGTTTGCACAGCAGGGTTGGAGGGCGGCTGGAAGGGCGCTTGCTGATTCTGGCGTTACGCCGTCACCACAGCCAGCCCGTGACGGTGTGGCAGTCGAATACAGAACGAGGGTGGCAACACTGGGGACGCGGAGCAGGACAGCGACCATTGAGCACAGAGGCAGAATCGTGAATGGAGGGCCGTGGAGATGACGTGTTGCATTGATGGGCAAGTGCTGCTGCATTACACCGGCGAATCCAAAACATATTACGTGGATTTGGGGGAAGCAATCAAGGGCCGGACGATCACAGGCGTTACCAGCGTGACCAGCCCTGACGCATCCCTGACAATCAGCGGAGCGACCGTGTTATCAGCTGACACTAGCGACTATGACCAATACGGAAACCCCGTGACGATCGAGGCGAACACCGGGATCAGTTTCACGTTGTCCGGAGGGACAGCGGGGAGCGATGATGACGAACAAACGACCACATTGAGGATCACATTCACGACGGTGGCAGGCACTGAGCAGGCGCGGGTCAAGATCAAAGTGGCAACAGTGTAATGGCTGCCACAATGGCAGGTTTTCTCACAAATGAGAAAACCTGCCATTTTGGCAGGTTTCTCAAAAATGAGAAACGGGTCCTCCCTAGGGGGTTTGGGCCGTGCGGTGTTTCACCATCCCTGAATTTTTGTGTTTTTGGGTTTTGAACTGGGTTATTACAACGCATGGGATACCGAAAACGCTGCAACCAGTCTGAGTTGGCCAGAATTCTCGGCTGCAGCTCCCCGGCCTTGACCAAATGCAAACACGATCCAACCTTCCCGCCATTCGATAAGGACAACACGGTCGAGATTTATGCTGGTGTGCTGTGGTGGAACAACAGGACCGAGGGCACGGCACCAAGTCCGGCAAACGGCGACGAAATGCTGGTGGGGTCAGAGTCGGAAGGTCTTGAGCGGTACCGGATGGCCAAGGCACAGATCGAAGAAATCAAACTGGCGGAGCAGCGGCAGCAGATTGTCAGGCTGAATGATTTTGAGGAGGCTGTTCAGGCCATTCTGGGACCGTACAGGCGACTGGCCGAGCACGTGAAGCGAATGGGCAACAACGACGTGTGGGAAATGCTGGAGGAGGCGAACGCCGAAGTCCTGCGGGGATTGGACAACGCATATGCACATGCAGACACCGCCGAATACGATACCGTGGACGGAATACGCGAAAACGAGCCGGCGAGCGTTGGCTGACATTTTCCGGCGGCATGTGATCATCCGACCATTTCGGAGCCTTCGCCAGTTCGCTGAATCCGAAATCATCCTGCCTGATGGGCCGTTTCAGGGACAGCGATTTCGGTGCAACAGACAGCCGGCGCATGGGCTGTTTTTCGACGCCGTGGACGCTGGCAATTTCTTCCGGTTTGCGTGCACGGGTCCGCAGCAGTCAGGCAAGACGTTGGCGTTCGTTGTGGTTCCGATTCTCTATCACTTGTTTGAGCGACAGCAAACAGTGCTGTTCGGCTTGCCGTCAATGGAGATGGCAAACGACAAATGGCAGCTGGACATCAAACCGGCAATCGAGGCCAGCCAATACGCGCGATTTCTGCCGCGGAGAGGAGCCGGCAGCCGTGGCAGCACTCCGGAGCTGATCCAGTTTACAAACGGGGCCAACCTGAAATTCATTACAGCGGGCGGTGGTGACGAAAAGCGCGCCGGCTTTACCGGGCCTGTGCTGGTGGTGACTGAGGTGTCACATCTCGATGAAGTCGGTGGCAAGTCTGACGAAGCCACTAAGCTGAAGCAGATGGAGGGTCGCGTTCGAGCATACCGAGCGAGCGGGCAGGCGAGGATTTACCTGGAATCAACTGTGACCGTCGAGGATGGCCGGATCTGGCAGGAGTACCAGAACGGGACCGCGGGCGAGGTGGTTTTCCCGTGCGACTCCTGCGGAGATTACGTGTGTCCGAGTCGTGAGCACCTTCACGGCTGGCAAGAGGCACAGTCAGAGGCAGAAGCGGAAGCCAACAGCCGATGGGCCTGTCCGTTATGCGGGTGGCTGTTCGATGATGCGAAGCGGCGGGAGATGCTTCAGCGTGCAAAACTCCGACACCGCGGGCAGCACATTGATTCCGCCGGCATTGTCACCGGCGACATACCGGCAACAAAAACAATGGGGTTCAGATACTCGGCAGCCACAAATACGTTTGTGACTGCGGCAATTGTCGGGGCCGATGAATGGCGAGGAAAGCGAGAAATCGACGCGGACAACAGTGAGCGGGAGTTGCTGCAGTGGACGTGGGCACTTCCGGCACAGCCGAAGGAGCAGGCCGTCGAACCGCTGGACTTCCGGACGATCATGCACCGCCAGAGCGATTACCGGCGTGGACAGATCCCGCCGGAGACTGTTCGCATTGCTGCAGGCGTGGACGTGCGAGCGGCACAACTGGATTGGTTCGTCACGGCGGAGCAGCGGGACGGACAGCCGATCTGTATTGATTACGGTTTCGAGCCAGTGCAGCGAGATCTGGCGGACCTGAAAACCGCACTTCGGCAGGCTATCCGACTGCTGCAGGAAAAGTTCGATTCGGGGTGGCAATCCGATAGCGGCAATCGGTCGGCAGACATTGTTCTGATTGACGCCGGTTGGGAGACCGACATCATCCGCGAGGAAGCCGCTCAACACAGCCTGTGGAACACCAGCAAGGGTTTTGGATTCAAGCAGCACCTCGGGCAGGTTTACAACGCACCGCGGGACCGCTCAAAAATCACGGTGAAACTAGGTGAGGGCTGGCATGACGTGCTGTGCACCGGATCTGCCGGACGTTATCGCGAATACCAGAACAACGCGGACCTGTGGAAGCGTAGAGTACATCAGGCGTTGAGCGTTCCCGTTGAATCTCCGCAGGCATTGTTGCTGCCGGCGACTGATCAGCCAGAGCACCGCATTGAATTGGCCAAACAGTTGACCGCAGAACGCGAGGTCACAGCGTTTGAGGTCGGCAAAGGATCTGTGACGAAGTGGCAGCAGACATTCACGCGCAACCACCTGCTGGACGCGGCGTATCTGTCGTTTGTCGGGCTGTCGATTTTGCGTTACGACAGCGACACGGTAGAATCTCAGAGGCAGCGGCAGGCGGAAATTCAGGCTGCAAAAGGCGTGATTTCGGGTAAAAAAGCACAGAAATTCGTGAGGAATCTGCGATGAAACCGCCAAAAAGCCCCGCATACACAGAACGGCGAGAATACACACCGCGGCACGCTGTTCCGGGGTTCGGCATGTGTCCGTCATGCGGCAAATTCGCGACGGCCTACTGCAGCCACGAGACAGACGGCGTGCGAATTCAGCACCGGGCCTGTTCGTGTGGCAATAGGTTTAAGACGGTGATTTCGGGCAGTTGATACCAGTGTTTTGGTAGACCACAGGCGACAACAGCGCAAGCGTCTGCGATTGTGCGAGCATGGCACGATCCGCAACCGAACGATTGGCACTCTACGAAGGCATCCGCGACAAAGTCGAATCGGCTTTGTTGGGTGGTGCGCCGGTGGTTGCGTACACGCTGGACGGGCAAATGGTCCAGAAGGAGCCGACTTCGGAATGGCTGGCGGAATTGGACGCACGCATAGCCGATCTGCGGCGACAGGCGAGCGGCGGCATTCATGGCGCTCGTAATCTGGTGAGGTTCAGCCAATGAGCCAGCCAAACTATGCCGACCGCGTGAAGTCCGCTGCACAGTACACGCGGCTGGATTCCGTCATTCAGCGAGTCTCCCCGCGCTGGGCTGCAGGCCGGGTGAAGGCGCGTGTTGACCATGAATTGCGGATGATGCTGGCGGCACGGGCTGCTGACAATTTCGCAGCCTACGAAGCGGCGGGCAACGATCGTCTACGCGGGGAAAACTGGATCACCCCGAAGAACACCAGCAACGACCAGCTGCAGGACGAACTGGAGCGGTTGATCGACCGCGCCAACGATCTGTATCGGAACGACGTGTTTGCGGCGTCAGCAATTAACGGACGTGTGGACAACGTCATTGGGACCGGCATTCGTCCGCAGTGCCGAGTGCAGGCTGAGCGTGGAATTCTGACACCGCGACAGGCGGAGGAATTCCGCGTAATGTCGGAGTGGTACTTTGCCAAGTGGGCAGAATCCGAGCAGTTTTTCGCGAAGCAGCGAATGCTGGAACGGTGCAACGCGATTTACGGCGAATCGTGGCTACACATGGCCGACGATGCGAATCCGGAAAAGCCCGTTACGTTGACGGTGCAAGTCATCAGCCCGTCCAGAATTCCGGTCATCACGTACAGCCGGATGCAGGCAAACGAACGCCGGCGACTGGGTTTGAGACTGGACAATAATAACAAGCCGATTGCGGCGTTCGTTCGACGCAGCCTGCCGTACGATTCATGGCAGGTGGACGTGAAAGAGGACGAAGTAAGTTTGGTGGACCTGCTGCACTGCTACGAAGAACTGACGCCTGGGCAATTGCGAGGCGTCCCGTGGCTGTCCCCTGCAATGGGCAAGCTAAAGGATCTGAAGGACTTCGTTCACGCGCACCTTGTGGCCGAGCAGGTGGCAGCATGTTACGGGGCGTTTATTACGGGTGTCACAGATCCTACAACGATGGCACAGTCTGGCCGATTGGCTGGGCGCAGCAGTCTTGAGGATTTGGCACCCGGCACCATTCAATATCTGGCCGATGGTGAAGGCGTCCAGTTCAGCGACCCGGCACGACCAGGAACGACGCTGGGGCCGTATGTCGAATGGGCCTTGCACGGCGTTGCGGCTGCCTTGCGGTATCCGTATGAACTGCTGGCGAAGCAGTTCACGAACAATTTCAGCGGCGGACGGTTGGCGTTGATTGATGGCCGGATCACGTTCAAAAATTGGCAGTATTGTCTGATTGAACAGGTGTTGCGCAAGGTCTGGGGCCGATTCATTGACAGGGCTGTCATGCAAGGTTTGTTGCCAGTTGATGCAATCACCTACGAAGAAAACAGAGACCATTTCCTGCAGCATCAATGGATTCCACCCGGCTGGCCGTGGGTTGACCCGGAAAAAGAGGTCAAGGCAGACGTTGCAGCAATCTCTGCAGGTCTGACGACGCAGACGGAATCACTGGCGGCGCGTGGTCGGGACTTTGACGAGACTTTGCAGCAGATCGAGCGTGAGCAGTTGGTGAAGGCCGACATGGAAGCCCGCGTGGCAGCCTATCGGGCATCGTTAGGGCTGGACGGCACGCAGGACACAGAGGACGACACGGACAACACAGACGACGCGACAGACATGGGCCAGAATGCCCGCATTGCGATGCTGGCGACCCCGAAGAAATATGCCGGCATCGAATTCAGACCGCCCCAAGGCGTCAGGGATGAAGCACGCCAAGGCCTGGAATGGCGACGCGAGTACAAGCGTGGTGGCACTGCTGTTGGCGTTGCCAGAGCACGGGACTTGAGCAACGGGAAAGCTGTCAGCCCAAGCACCATCAACCGCATGGTCTCGTTCTTTGCACGTCACGAGGTTGACAAACAGGGCGAGGGATTCAGCCAGGGTGAACCGGGCTATCCGTCAAACGGTCGGATTGCGTGGGCACTGTGGGGCGGAGATCCTGGGCAGGCATGGGCCGGCAAGGTTCAGAAACAAATGCGAGCGAGGGATGAAGCCAATGCCACAAATTGACACAGCACCCGCTGCAGGCATGTTCCGGACGGACGCATCACGCACCGCACCACAGCGCGTAGACCGTCAGGGCAATGTCATTTACGGCGCGTCCATCATGCAGGCCGGAATCCTGAATGAAGGCGATGCGCGACCGTGGACAGCCGACATGCAGACACTGCAGCAGGTGGTGGACTTCGGGCAATCGTCCCGTGGCGGCATCAAAGCCCGATTCACGCATCCGAATATGTCCAATGACGGCATGGGTTCGTATCTGGGCAGGTGGGCGAATTTCCGATTGGACGGCGACACCGTTCGAGCGGATCTGCACATTGCAGATGCGGCATTCACGAGTCCGCAGGGCGATCTGGGAACGTATGTTCTGGACATGGCCGAACAAGATCCCGAAGCCTTCGGCGTGAGCATCGCGACGGCACTGGACGAATCAAATCTACAGCAGTGGCAGGACGCATTGCCAGACATGGCACCGGCAGACCGCAAGGCAGCGCGGTGGCCGATGCGATTCGCGAGACTAAGAGCGGCGGACGTGGTTGACACGCCAGCCGCAACGCGAACCGGGCTGTTCAGTCTGGCAGATGCGGACCTGCGGAACCTGCCAGCACAGGCAACCGCACTGCTGGACACCTATTTTACTGATGCAACGCCTGACGTGGTCCGGGCACGCATTGCAGGATTTTTGGACCGCTATTTTAGTGCGAAAGGAACCCCGATGGCTACGGAGACGCAGACACCGGACGTGGTAGAATCAGAGACACCGGCACCGGTTCAGCCTGCTGCGGATCTGTCAGCAGTCGACGTGCAGCCGGAAGTGGTTCAGGCGGCAACCGCAGACCTGGCACAGGTCGAGCGGCTGCGGTGCAAACAGATCCGAGCGTTGTGCGATCTGGCTGGAGCCGGCGACAAATTCAATGCGTTCGTGGATGCTGGATTCAGCGTGGAGCAGACACAAGCCGCATTGAGTGCGTTGGTGGTTGCGCGAAATCCCGTGTTGGCGGCATCCGTCACACCGCAGGAAAGCGACCCGCATTCCGGGCTGAAGGCCGAGTTTGCGGACCTGCAGAAACGCGGCATGACGTTCGGCATGAGCGAAGATGAGTACGTGAAGCACGCAAACAAAGCCTGACGGTCAGGCGTGGTTTGATTTGGTTTCGATTTGAAAGGGCTAAGCAATGGCCGTCACGGCAAATCAGGTGATCGAAAAGCGGATGGGGCGACGCAGTTACCCAGTGGCAGCGTCAGTGCACCTTTACGAGGGCACGCTGGTATTTCTCACGGCTGCAGGCTACGCCACAGACGTGACAGCAACCGGGGTGAATGGGTTTGTTGGTGTTGCTGTTGGTGAGGCCGACAACAGCAGCGGCAGTGCCGGTGATCTGACTGTTGAGGTCTGGCCAGAGGGCGAGTTTGTGCTGACCGGCACCGGATTTGCGCAGGCAGACGTGGGCAGCAAAGTCTACGCTGAGGACAATTACACGGTCGGCGTCAGCATCAGCACCGCATCCGTGCCGATTGGCATGGTTACGGAGTACATCAGCAGCACGAAGATTCGTGTGGATATTGACGCAGTTGGGACCGGCGCGTTGCCAGTGGCAGCACTGACCACGATCACACACACCGCACCTGGCACACCGGACTACGCAATCGCCAACACGACGAACAGCAGCCCCTACGGATTCAGCACGCAGGACGAAGCGAACACCGTGCTGTCTGTGATCAAGAATTTGCAGGTCCGCGTGCTGGATCTGGAGTCTCGTGGTTCCTGATCGTTTGGTTTGACCGCATTTCATTTCTGTTTGAGGAGTTTTCACAATGGCACTTGATACTGCCAAGGCAATCGCGGCAAGCCGAGCACTCACCGCGAAGTTCAACCGTGAAGCGTCTGCTGTGCAGACCTTCTATCCGTCAATTTGTACCGTGACTCCGTCCGATGGTGCAGATGAGCAGTATGGCATCCTCGGTGCCATGCCGTCCATTCGCGAGTACCTCGGCGACCGCGTTTACAACAAGCTGCGCGGGGCGACCTACACACTCGCAAACAAAGAGTGGGAAGGTTCGCTGGAGATCGAGAAGAAGGACGTTGCGGACGACCGTTTGGGGCTGTATGACGGCGCGTTGACCACACTGGCACAGCGAGCCGCACGACATCCCGACAAACTGCTGATGAGTGCGATCGTGAACGGCGAAAGCACGCAGTGTTTCGATGGGCAGTTCTTTTTCGACACTGACCACAGTTGGGGCAACAGCGGCAGCCAGGACAACGATTTGACCTACGCTGCGGCAACCGGCACCACTCCAACCATTGACGAGTTTCTGGGCAGTTACGAAGCAGCCCGAAGCGCGATGATGGGATTCAAGGACGACAACGGCGAACCGTTGCACGAGGACGTGATTACCGGGCTGAATTCCGGGATGCAGTTTGTCGCGCTTGTCCCGCGAGCACTGGAAACGATTGCCAAGAAGGCATTCAATCAGATCCTCAACAACAGCGGCGGCACCAACATTGTGCTGGACACGCCAGCCGTCGCCATGAGCACGCATCTGAGCAATGCGGCGAAGTGGTATCTTCTGCGTGTTGACGTGCCATTGCGACCATTTATTTTTCAGCCCCGCGAATCCCTGACCGCTAACGTGCAGGGAGCCGAGGACATGAACATGAAGCAGCTGCAGATGGGCACCTACGCACGATACAACATCGGGTACGGCGCATGGTGGAACGCGGTTTTGACCACGTTCACCTGATGGCGGTGAAATCGAGCAACACCGCATCCGACGGGATGCGGTGGCCTGTTCGCTGTCCGCCACAGTGGGCAGGCATTTTTTGGCGGCGGATTTGCGGAGTTGATCACATGGCACTCAAGAATATCACAGTCACCAAGGGACCAGCCGCAAGCGGCAAGTCCTTCGGTTTTCGGGTTGGACCGAAGCGTCCTGGAAATCCGTCTGCAGGCAAAATTGAGGTGGGCGATGAGCCTGTCAAAATTGACCTGCAGACTCCACAGGCGTTGCGTGTCGGTCTTGAAAATCAGGTGCAGGAATTGGTGGTCAGAAAGTATCTGACAAAGGTATCCGCTGAGGATATGCCAGAGCAGACACAGAGGGCCAGCAAATGAGCCTACGCGAGCAGTTTGCGCTGGACTGTGCAGCAATCTTGAACACCGATGAACTCGGCGAAGCCGCGACCTGGACAACGGCAAGCGGCGGAAGCCTGACACGGTGCGTGAGGTTGATCGAGCAGCCAGACCGGCAGACGATTCGCAGGGCGCACGTGTGGACGCCGATAGCGACAACGCGGGTATCTGTCGGGGATCTGTTTACCGTGAGGCGTGGGGCCGTTACGACGGTCTGGCGAGTCATGTACACAGACCCGGCAGAGACTGCAATCCAGAGATCCTATTGCCACCTGCAATTGACCGACACCGTCACGCTACGCAAACGCAAGACGGCACAAACGCAGAGCATGGCAGAGCGTCAGGTGGTGGATACGCAAACCAGCGGCATCCGCTGCCAATGGTTCACGTCATCGGCGGAAATCGAGACCAGTCAGGCAGGCCGGCGGCGTGGGATCGTTGGTGAGTTCTATTTGATTCTGCAGGAACTGCTGGACGTTGGAGTGGGTGACACAATCACCGATTCCGATGGGCTGGCCTATCGTGTGGATCGAGTGGAACAGCAATTCAACCGCGTGGATTTGCCCTATCTGATCTGTCGGAGATCGGACGCATGAGTGCACGGGTGAAACTGATTGACCGAAGGCCAGAACTGCAGCGGTTTTTGCAGACCGCGGCGGGGCGAGTCGTGGAGGCGTGCAGCAAACGTTGTCACGCAATCGCGAGGCAGTTGGTCAGCAAGCGGTACACGAGACGACGGGAGCAGAGACGGCGGGAAAGGCAGCAGAATGCCGAGGCGACGACAGAGTAGTTTCACGAGGTTTCGCAAGACGCTGGTAAAGCGATTTGCGAAAGCCCGTAGACAAGCGGCAAGAAGCGGCAAACGGCTGCAACGAACGGCACAGAGAACACAACGACGATTGACGAGCCGAGCAAAACGCAAGGCGGCAACGACATCCAGACGACTGAGGCGGGCAACCGCCAAAGCCGTCAAGCAGGCAAGCAGAACACGGAAGAGCCTGACACGGACCGCGAAGGCATCCGGCAGGCAATTGAGGAAGTGGAATCGGCAACGGAAGGCACGGCGAAGGGAAATCGAAAGAAAGCGGAGATCAGCCGCGAGAATTCAGAAGCGTGAGTTTGGCCGTCTGGTTTTGGTTGGCAGTCAACTGCCGGAGGTCCCGGTGAACCGCCCCGAATGAGATCAGGCAAGGGCCGGCAGTCAATTACGATCGAAATCAGAATGAAGGGGCCAAAGCCGGAGGGCCGGGTGTACGTCGACAAAAAGGTCGCGCCCTATATGGCAATGTGGGAGTTTCGGCAGGACGGCAAACAAAGACCATTTTTGAAGCCGTCAGTGATGAATCACCTGAGTGAATACGGGGAGACGGTAGTTCAGGAAGTGAAGAAAACAGCAACGGGACCGAAGCAGAAGGCACGAGTGCGATAATGGCGGACACAGGCATCGACAGACTGGTTGGCGAATGGTGGGCGCAGACACCGACGTTGTCCGCGTTGGTGCCAGTCAATCGAGTTGTGGCCAGTGTCGATGAATTCAGCGAGACGGAACAGCAGGACGCGGACGCGGACGACTATTTCGACGATGCGGTGGTGTTCACGATTGCGACAGAACCGGCATGGAGAACCAACAGCCAACGCGGGTATCGCTCGACGCTGACTCTGTCCTGTTTGTCGATCAATTACGACGCGGGAAAATCCATCGCGCAGGAGATCGTCAACCAATGGGCAGACAAGGGATTCACCGGCACTGCCGCAAAGGCCATTCAGGCAAGGCCGACGGGACAAATGACGACAGAACAGGACACGCAAACGGGCGTCTGGGACACACAGATTCAGTTCGAGATAATGCACACCGGAGTTTGACAGATGGCAGACGTTTCAGTCACAGCAGCCAGTGTCGTCAAGACCACCACGACCGTATTTGCAATCGGTGTGGCCGGTGGCACTGTGACTGCTGGGCAGCCCGTTTATCAAGACACAGCCGCGAGCAATAAATTGAAGGCGGCAGATGCTGACGTGTTGGCGTCAAGCAAGGTGGCGGGAATTGCATTGCATGGTGCGAGCGATGGCCAGCCACTGCAGTATGCGACCGGCGGCAACCTGACGTTTAACTCTGCCTTCACCGTGGGGCAGGTGTACGTAGCGAGCACGACCGCAGGCGGCATTGCACCGTACAGCGATTTGGCATCCGGTGACTTCGTCACGATTCTGGGCGTGGCAACTACTGCCACAAATCTGAAAATTGGTATTCTTTATTCCGCAATCGCCAAGCCTTGAAGGATAAACAGCAATGGCAGCAGGCACAGTGTTCAGTGGCAAGGATATGACGTTCAAGACGGGCAGCCCGGTAGCAGAAGAGGTGCACACCGGGCGGTGGGAAATCACGCTGACATCGAACAGTGGAAAGTATGCCAGCAACAGCACCAGCGGCTGGCGGAAGTCGGTCAAGGGAACGAAGGAATGGAGCGGAACGGTTCGCATCATGCTTCACGATGGCGAGTCCATGCCGTTCATTCTGAATGACGAAGTGGCAGCACAGTTTCACGCTGATTCCGATGATTACATCAGCGGCACAATTCTAATCACCGAAGTCGGGCCGATCACGCTGGACGCTGATAGCGGCGATCCGGTGGCGATTGATTACAAGTTTTCCGGACAGGGTGCGCCAGCAGCAAGCGGCACCGCGTTTGACGTTGTTTGATTTTAAGGAGTTGCAACCGTGGCGGACGGTTTATTCAACCTCTGCAGTCGGCGGACTGTGGAGCTGACGAAGGACGACAGAACGTATCGGCTGGCATTTCGCACGCTGGCCGATTACGCACTCAAAGAGGCTGCGATTGTCCAGACGACCGGCAGCCCGTACGACGGGCTGGAGTCGATTACAGACGGTCGTGTGCGATCTGAGGCATTCAAAATTGCGGCGGACATTGCGGCACGTCCATTGATTGCCACAATGGAGGACGAGGAACGGTTTGACCGTTCGTTTCGCGGTCTGGCGTGGTCAGTTTGGCGGGCCTTGTGTGTCAATCATCCGGATGAATTCCCGCCGAATGTCAGCAACACGCAGGGCATTCAGCTGGGGTGCGACTTCATCGCATGGTTTGGTGACGTGCGGCGAATTGTCGAAGCCGTTCACAAAGTTGAACAGAAAGACGCACTGGGAAACTGAAACCGCCTGGACAACCAGGCGCACCGATGCAGACGCGGCGCACCGTCCCGTGGGCTACGGTGTTCCGTGGGCTGTGCGAAAAGTACCATTGGACACCGGACACCGTCGCAAGCCTGACCATGTATCAGGCGTTGATTTATCTGGGCTACTGGGCACCTGAGGACATCTTTCAAAAGAAAACAGTCTGATGGCAATCACGATTCAGGAAGCACAGGTTCTGTTTTCCGCGGACGGCATGAAGGCCGTACAGACGGAAGCCGGCAAGGCAGCAACAGCCATGCAGTCAATTGCCAGCAAGGCAGGTGCGGCTGGCAATGCGCTAAGTGGACTTCGGGGTGCGTTCAGCGGGTTGGGTGGAATACTGGCCACAATCGGGGCGACGACTGGCGCGGTGAAGATGCTGCAGCTGTCCGCAGACGCGGAGACCACAGCGATTTCGTTTGAGGTGTTGCTGGGATCTGTGAGCAAGGCGAAAAAGACGCTGGAGGATTTGCGAGCACTCGATAAGAAAACCGTGTTCGGTTTGCCGGATTTGGCCGCAGCACAAAAGTTGATGTTGAATTTCGGCATGGGGTCCGACGAAGCCTTCACGACGCTGACGCAATTGACCGAAGTGGCACAGGGCAACAGTGAGCAGTTGATGCTGTTGGCGCGTGGCATGGCGCAGGTCAAAGCGGCTGGCCGTCTGATGGGCCAAGAGGCCAACCAGCTCATCAACAGCGGATTCGGTCCGCTGTTTGAAATCAGCAAGATGACTGGCCGCAGCATGGCCGACTTGAAGAAGGACATGGAAGCCGGATTGATTTCGTTCGATATGGTCGCGAAGGCACTGGAGGCATTGACGACAGGCAGCGGACGGCTGGCCGGCATGAATGACCGACTGGCCGCGACGACAGCCGGCGCGTACGCAAAATTCAAAACAAACGTGGAGATGACGGCGATAGCAATCGGTTCGGCATTATTACCAGAACTGAATGCGATGCTGGATTCAATCAACGGAACTTCTGAAAGTTTCAACGGCGTTGGGGCTGGGGCATCGTTGTTTGTGGCGAACGCAAAGGCAATGTTTCAATCATTGCAGGACAATCTGGCAGACTTTGCAATCGTGGCCACCGTGGCATTGCAGCAAGTGCCGAACACATTGCAGCTGATGTTCCATGACGTGAAAACGTGGATCGGCCAATTGATCGAATACGCGGCATCTGCCGGAGTATCCATTGCGAGCCGTCTCAGCCCGTCGGTATTGATGGGCAATGCCGAAGCCGTCCCAATGCCCACACTGGAATTTGCGGCAAGCCAGAGTCGGGGCAGTGCGATCGACGCCGTGTTTGGTGAGTTGGAGCTTGCCCGTCGAATGAGAATTGAATCGCGACAGGAAGCGGGGCGAAAGGATCTGGAAAAGCGGGCGAAACTGGAAGCCATGCAGCAGGACCGCGGACAGGCACCGCCAACTGAGTTTGTGGCAGACGTTGCAGCAACAGCGGCAGTGCAGGCCGTGGCACAGGCACAGGTTCAGCGAGGCGGGGCTGTGGAAATGTTCCGCAGCCTGCAGGACAGACTGGCCAAACAGGGCGAAACCGACAAAATAGCGCGTGAGCAGTTGGCGGTTCAAAAGGCAGCGGTGGAAGTGAACAAACAGATTCTGGGCGCGGTGTCGGGCGGATTGTCCGGCGTTGCGATCTTAGGGTGACAGAATGCCGTATCCAGCGTTTCAAGAGCATGAGGACAGCCCGAAAGAGTCCGGCAACAGATCCGGGCAGTTCAATCTGACTCGTATTTTCCTGACGGCATGGAATGACCGCTGGGACTTTGTGGCAGAACACATGCGCAGTGGTCCTTTCGGTTTGCCTGCGTCGTATAGTACCCTTTGGCCTGGGGTGCTGGCGGACTCTTTCGAAATTTCGCGCGTGAGCAACCTGCCAGCGGGTTCGGTATCAGATCCGAACACAGACATCATTACGCATGATGGAACACTAGCCGTCATCACGTTCGTTTATACACCACTTCAGGCGGACCAACTGCAGGCCGGAGACCCAAACGACCCGACACCGTTACCGGCGGGGACGTGGTGCACGTACAACCAAGACAGCAACACAGAATTTCGAACGATACCAGGCCGCGGTTGCAAATGGGAATCTGACAGCGCACTGCTGCCGGCAGACATCAACCAACAAGTGCCAGACAGCGTGACAATGCACACCGTCACATGGAACCAAGTCCAGGTGGTGCCATGGGTGACGTTAGGCAACATGAAAGGATGCGTTAATTCGGCGGCGTTCAGGCTCCCCGGAAGCCCGCAAGTATTTCAGCCTGAAACGCTGCTGTTTGATGGGCTGAAGGACGAGGTGACGTTATCAACAGATGGACAATGGAGCACGCGAAAACTGACGCTGTCCTTCATCGAAAAGGCACAGAAGGCATTCAGCAGCACCGCACGCACCGGAGCGAGTCCGGCAGGTGCGATCATTTACGGGTGGAACCACCAGTATCGCCCCGACACGGCAGACTATGACAAAGTGCTGTCCGCTGACAGCTCGGAAACCATGTTTCAGACGTTCGATTTCAACACGCTGTGGACTTCGCAGGTATGACGCAGGCAGACCGCACACCGCCAGTGTTTGAGTCCGGGCAACGCCTGACAGCAGCGGCGTTGAATTCGTTGGCGCAGTCTGTCGCGAGGATTATCGACCGGATACACGGAACGCAGGTTATTCAGCCGCTGGACTTGTCCGGAAAACTGGCTGGCAATCTGGCGAAGGCCACAAGTTTCAGCACAACACCAGGGACTGCAACCGTCAACATCTGGGGCAAGGACACAAACGGCAACATGATTGACACGGGGCGAACAGAAACCGTGGTTAATAGAATGGAGCACATCGAGGGATTCACAGGTGACATCGTGTATTGCCGGTGGATGGATGGCGAATGGAGGCTGGTGAGTCTGGATTGCGGGGGCTGAGTTATGCTGATTGGCAGGTGTTGCAATTGCATCGGCGAGCGCAGACCAACGACAATCAAAGGGCTGGACACCAGCGACGGAACGACCGTCTGGGAATACGGGCATGGTTCGTTCTGGCGTGAGCACTATGGCACCGACGAAATCACCGGCATCGAAGCCGCTTTGAGCGTGACGAAAAACCGGTTCGTATTAGTGGCACTGCAGAACATCGGCGCAGCGAATCCGTATGTCACCAGACCTGCCAGAACAGCCGGAGCACTGATGGCAAACTGCCGGGAGTCGATTGCACTTGTGAAACTGGACGCAACGGACGGCACTGTCATCGAGACGGCAACAATTGACGGGCTGTTTCAGCAGGACGGAACAGACAACAGTTTCACGCTGATCACCGGGCCGGATTACTATTCCATGAGCATCCGGAATGCTGCGGCTCTGTCCGGTGGCGATTACGTGATTCTCGGCAATCGCGCGGTGGCGATTGAATGGGTTGACTACACGACTGACACAGCCGACAAAGAGTATATTCTACACGCGCACATTCAGCAGGCCGGCAAGGTTTACATCCGGACGAAAACGAGTCTGGAGGTTATTGAATTGCAGTACAACGCCACAGCTGCGGACGTTGAGGCAGCGTTTGAGGCGACGGCGGACTGCACAGCAGCGACAGCAACCGGGGGGCCGTGGCCACACCGCAAAATTGAAATCAGTGTGACGTGGTCCGCAGCGACTGGCGATATTGACGGCGTCAAGGTGGATCATCAATACGCGGTCACGGTTGGCGGCGGTGGTGGCACGTCAACGTGGGACTGGGTGTTGAGTCCGCCACCAACCGGAGACTACTGGGGCCTCAACACCGACGCCTGCACAGGCGGAGCTGTAGCAACAGCACCAGCGACACCGGGCAGTCCGGGAGACGTTGGCATTCCCGGAACATGCGTTGGTGGTTCAGCCGGCTACACGATACAGCGTCCAACCTACGGGATTGCGGCACGATACGACACCGGAACGGGACTGATCACGAGCAGCGTCGGCTATCAATTCGGATTGCGCAACGGATCGGCACCGCCCAAACTGGTGGACAACAGCGGCACTGTTCCCACGAGCAATTTTGCAGCAACTGCAGGAATCGACGACATCCGAGCAGGTGCCAACAACCGCGTGGCTGTCCTGACAACGAACGGGCTGTACGTGGAGGGATGGGAAACGACAGGGCCGTGGTCAGCGGTTTGGCAGAAATGGGTTAACGTCCAGAATATCAGCCTTTCCAATGTCGAAGGCGACAAGCAGCTAATCGAGTTCACGCGAGCGACATTCACAGCGGGCAGCCGTTGCATTGCGCAGGTGACAATTGCGGACGGCACAGCGACGGCGTCAGACTCTTCCGTGGTGAGCACGGGCAAAACACCGCGCGTGTATTACCACGAGGGCAGCAGCGCGAACTGGAGCGTGGCAAACTATCCGGCAACCACAACAGGATTCGGCGGTTCATTCCAATATAACCTGGACGGCAGCCGAGTCTATGACGGCACGACGCAATTGCATGGCGTTGTCGATTATCAATATCCACTGCTGACGGATGGCGACGGGTATTACTCAATTATCAACACGCAAGGGGCAGGCGTGAGATTCACCGGGCCGTCAGTCACACCGCCGATCATCAGCGGCACCAATGCCCGCGCGTATGTGTGGCGATGGTACACGGTGGACTGGGCGAAGCCGGCACTGACGACGCAATTCAGGTTTCGATTTGCACGCACTGGGTTGGCCACAAAAACAACAGCGTGGCTAGATTGGGACGCGACATCAGCCGAGATCAAAACAGCACTGGACAACATATTCACCGCCAACACCGGAGGCGTAACAGACAACGTGGTCATGTATCCGCTTGGCGGTCCTGCATCAATCATCGGCAACACGGATTACGGATTGTTTGACGTGGGGTTGGTGATTCGCTTTGCAGGATTTGCAAACGCTGCAGGCAATGCCGAGGGGTACATCAATCCGAACTATTTGCTGACGAATTCCGTCACAATTGAATTTCAGAATTTCAGCCAATACTGCGCGGCGGGCATTGCGAGCCACAGCCGGACAACAGGCACAGTCAGGTGGACGCGGACATGGGGCAGCAAAGGAGCGACCTCCTACACCGGGCCGGGAGCACTGTTCAAACCGTGGTTGCAGGCTGGGCTGGTGATTGTGCCTGGCGTCTTGGTTGATCCGGAATAGCCTGGCGGACGAAATGACCCCCAGAAACCCCGCGGAAAAGCGGGGTTTTTTATTTTCCAAAAATATTGGAGGAATGGGGTTGCACTTTCCGAAAATGATTGTATGATCCTGATGTGGCAAGTGAACGACAAACGACAAACGAGGGGATGAACGATGACGACCGACGCAGTGCGAAACATGATCCAGCCGTGGTTGACCGGTAACGACGAAAAGGACGCACAGATGCTGCGGAGAATGTTCCGTGGTGTGGGGCTGAGCATCGCACAGTGGCGTCAGGTGGTGGCAGAAACCAAGGCGCAGGGCTGACAAACAAAGAAAACGACATCCCCGCCGGACTGGCTGGCGGGGTTTTTGGCGGCAATGGTTTTGAGTGAGGGGAAGAGGCGATGGCAACACAGATTGAGCAGATTGAGGCAGCGTTGGGGAAGGCACTGGCCACCGCCCGCAATCCATGCGGCTACGTCGTTGAGCAGGTCGAGGACGGCTGGCGGATTTACGACGACTGGACAGACGACACGTTTACCGCGTTTGCGGACGCACTGGCGTATGCTCGCAAGTGTGCGAACGACGGAGCGGAGATTGAGGCACCATGAACGAACTGTGCGACAAGTGCAGGCAGCCGCTGTGCCCGTGGGAGGTGCAGCGGTGCGAGGTGTGTTTACTCAACGAAAGGGATGGACATGAAGAAGGCAAAGACAGTGACCGAGACGAAGCCCGTGATGGGCAGACCGAGAAAACACGCACGCAACGCAATAACGTGCGTGGTCAAACTCCCGCCGGAGGTGGTGGCGTGGATTGATGCACGATACACGACGCGGCAGGAGGGGCTGTCGGCAATCGTGGCAAATGCGGCGGGGGTGCAGTGATGGCACAAATCCGAATCTACATCGACGGAGACACGGAGCAGCCGACACCGCAGGCAGAGCCGACACCGGATCTGCAGGCGGAGATTGACAGAATCAACCGGACACTGTCCGACGTAATGCGACGCATCGCGAAGATCGAAAGTGACGTGCGGGGGCTGAGGCTGCGACTGATTGAGGACGACGCGGAGGGGCAGGTACCATGAGGACGTTCCATTCCCGAGTCGTCAGGTGGGCACGCAAGCCGCGGACGTGCACATGGTGCGGCGATCCGGTTGAGATCGGGCAGCCGTACCAGTCCTATCGGTGGGCTGATGGCCGCGACGCAGGGACGGTGGTGCTGCATCCGGAGTGTGGGGACGCGATGGATTCGGCAGGCAGAACGAATCCGCATTTTTCGGGGTGGTCTGATGGTGATTTTCTGAGGGGTTCAACGAAGGTAAGGTGAGGCGTGAACAGCGAAATTTTGGAACGTAGATTCGAGCGTCTGGAGGCCGAGAACGCGGAGTTGCTGAAGCGGCTGGCGGCACAGCAAAACAACGCGGAGCAGGTGGCAGTGGACGCAGTCGCCACAATCGAGTCGTCTGCTCAAATTTGGCGGGAGTTGGTTCGCGATCTTAGACGGGAGAACGAGGAACTGCAGATTTACAGGCGGGCTATTGAGTGGATGGCAACGCAGTTCGTTCACCCGAAAACAACGGCGATTGAATTGGCACGGCAGATACTGGGGGAAACGGAATGAGCCTAATACAAACACCCGAACAACTGGCGGACGCAATCCGCAACGATCCGCAGCGAGTTGCGGAATGCCTGCATCGCATCAACCGATTTGGCGGTCAGGCGATTGGCTGTAGTGTGCTGCAGCATTCGCTGGCGGTGTATGACAGGCTGGCCGGGTGGCCCGCGAATGTGCGGTTGTGGGGGCTGCTGCATGACTGCCACGAGATCCTGACGGGGGACGTGGTGAGGCCGTATGTTGACTCATGGCTAATTCAGCAGCAAGTCGATATTGACCAGCGAGTGCGCAATGAACTGCGATTGACGCTATCTGACGACGACGCAATGGCAGTAACGCGGGCGGACGTGTGGCGAGGCGGATGTGAGTTTCAGGAGGTCCATGCGGGCCGGCCAGTCTATCAGCATTTGACGCCAGTGTCTGACTGGGTTGACAGCGTGCGTGTTTTGCTGCAGGAGGTCGCAAAATGAGTCTGGACAAACACATCACGCCGATTGATATCGGGCAGGTGATTCGCGTTGAGGTGACAACGTTGGTGGATGGCGTTGTGCGGACCGTTTCGTGCAATGCGATAGTTAGTGAGAAAACCCTGACGGGGCCATTCCAAAAAGGACGCGCAAAACTGACTGGCATTTGCCTGCTGGACGTTCGATGCGAAGTTAATCTGGAGAACGGTGAATACGTGGAGGTGACAAAGTGAGACTTCATCCCGTCATTGAACAACACCGCTTGCACCAGTTGGCCGTCGGGCAATCCGTCCTGCTGCGAATCCCGCGTGAGCAGTTCACGCCATTGCGACGCGTGATCCTGTATTTTAATGAGTGCACCGACGACGGCACCGCGCTGCGGACAAAAATTCAGCCGGACGGCATCACGGTCAGCCGTCGGGAGATTGTACGGATTGCCGACAGTCCAGACTGGAAAGTCGGCAAGCTGAAGCCGTTCCCGTGTACGGATCGGCTGAGTTTGGAACACGCAGTCGCGAGGGCGAACGAAGCCGCGAAACAACTGCAGCGAGGGTATCGGTTCCGTGTAATCGTCGAGGGCGGCAAGTCCTTCGTTTTGAAAACGCTGTGCCGTTGCAGGTGTGTTATCCACCGTCAGGAACAGTACCTGCGAATTGTCGGAATGATTCGCCGGCTCAGCGTCGATTGCGTGGGCAACGTGGACAACGTGGAACTGCGGGACGTGCGGAGGGTGCAGAGGAATTTTAAGCACTCACTCAGGTTCAGGGCGAAGCAGATTTCGGACAATACGTTTCAGATTCGGAGGACACGGTGAACGTGTGTTGGTGATGGTGGCAGATAGTTTCTTGTGCGAGGGGTGACAATGAAGATCTGGTTTGATTTGCGGTCTGCAAACGACTACCGCAAATTTCTGGCGGTGCGGCGATTGCCAATGTACCGCTTTGAGGGTTCGGCAGCAGTCGTGCCGGACGAATACGCAGCGGCGTTTGGGGCTGTCATTCAGTGCAGTGAGTCGCAGGGATACAGCCCAGCGGTGAATCTTTTTGACTATCAAGAGGCAATCACGCGGACGGCAATTCAGAAACGCCGCTATGCGATCTTTGCCGATTGTGGTCTGGGCAAGACTCTGATGCTGCTGGAGTTTGCGCGACATGCAGCCGCGGTGACAGGTGGCCGTGTTTTGATTGTGTCCCCGTTGATGGTTGTACGGCAGACAATCAGCGAAGCACAGCGATGGTACGGTGACAGATTGCCAGTCGACGCGATCAAAGCCGCTAAGCTGCAATCGTGGCTGAGCACAGAGGGGCAGGCAATCGGATGCACGAACTACGAAGCGATTCGTGAGGGCTTGCAGGCGGACAATTTGACGGCGTTGATTCTCGACGAATCATCCATGCTGAAAAGCCACTACGGCGAATACGGCACACGACTGATCGAGCTGGGCCGTGGCCTGCAGTGGAAATTGTGCGCAACCGGAACGCCAGCACCGAACGACCGAATCGAATTTGCAAATCATGCCGTCTTTCTCGATCGGGCAAGGACCGTGAATGAATTCCTCGCCACGTATTTCATCAACCGCGGGGAAACTCAAAACCGCTGGGAGTTGAAACCGCACGCGTTGAAGCCGTTCTATCGGTCACTGGCGAATTGGTCGATATTCCTGAGCAATCCAGCAACGTACGGATGGCGTGACAACGTGGGCACAATGCCACCGATTCACGTCCACATCGAGCACGTTGAACTGACGGCAGCACAGCGAACGGCGTCGCAGAAGTTGACCGGCAGCCTGATGGTCAATTCGGTGGGCGGCATCGGCCAGCGTGGCAAGCTGTCGCAGATAGCCAAAGGCAAAGGCAATATCGAAACCCTGAAGCCGCAATTCATTCGTGATTTGGTCGATAGCTGGCCGGACGAATCAACGATCATCTGGTGTCATTACAACGACGAACAGGAGGGCATGGAGCGAGTGTTTCCGGAGGCCGTCAGTATTTCAGGCAGCACACCGGAGAACAAGCGGCAAGAGATGATCGACGACTTCAAGGCAGGTCGGGCAAAGGTGCTAATCAGCAAGCCTAAAATTCTTGGGTTCGGGTTGAACCTGCAGATTTGCACGCGGCAGGTATTCAGCGGATTGAAAGACAGTTACGAGGAATATTATCAGGCCGTCAAGCGGTCGAATCGGATTGGTTCAACGCGACCGCTACACGTCCATATCCCAGTCACCGAATTGGAGGTGCCGTTTGTAGACAACGTGTTGAGGAAGGCCAGTCGAGTTGAGGCAGACACACAGGAACAGGAAAATCTTTTTCGAGGGGTTGAACAATGAACGTATTCGATAACGACAACGACGCACACATTCATCACGGCGACTGCATTCCCCACATGCTGGAGGACATGCCGGAGAACAGCGTAGACATGGCAGTGTTCTCGCCACCGTTTCCGAGTTTGTACGCATACACTGCAAGCGAAGCGGACGTGGGCAATGTTGACACGATGGGCAACGAAGCTGCGGTTCATTTGGGATTCATGTTTTCCGGGCTGGCGAGGGTTCTGAAGCCGGGGCGGGTGGCGATTGTCCACGTGTGTCAGATCCCGCGAATGAAGCGGACGGGCGGCGTTGGTTTGCACGACTTCCGCGGAACCAACATCCGGATCGGCGAGCGTGCCGGGCTGGTGTATGAATACGACTGGAGCGTGCGAAAGAATCCTCAGGCACAGGCAATCCGGACACGCAGCCGCGAGCTGCAGTTTGCCGGGCTGGAATCAGACCGATGCAAGCAGCGTGGAACGCTGCAGGACTACCTGATCAAGTTTCGCAAACCCGGAGACAATGCCGTTCCGATTTCCGCGAAGGGGCAGGTGAGCCGCAACGATTGGATTGCGTGGGCTGAGGGCTGCTGGGCTGACATTCAGGAGACCGACACACTCAACACAGCGGCAGCGAAATCAGACGATGACACGCGGCATATTTGCCCTCTGCAGTTGGAGGTCATTCGACGTTGCGTGTTGCTGTTCAGCAATCCGGGGGAGATCGTGTTTTCGCCATTCGCCGGCATCGGGTCAGAGGGATTTGTTGCGATGGGCGGCAAGTCCGCAAAGACTGGAAAGCAAATTGCAGACGCTAGGCGGTTCTACGGATGCGAGCTGAAATCAGAGTATTATCAGCAGGCACTGCGGAATCTCGACACCGCAAGACAGCACCACAACGACGGGCAACAGGGGGTGCTGTTCTGAATCCAGAATTATTTTCTGAAAATCTTTGTTCAAGGTATTGACACAATGTGACGATAGACGTACTATCCCACCATGCGAGTCACGCAGTGTGACACGCGGGACAACGACAAACGAGATTGAGGGAACGAACAATGAGCGAATACACCATCCGATTTACTTCCGGCAACGAAACCGAACTGCTGGGCACAATGAAAAACGACACCGAGGCTGCCATCCACGCTGAGGTGCTGCTGGCTGCCTATGGATACGACGCGAACGAGCTGGTGACAGGTGAGTGGGAGCATGGCCGACTGCTGATCTGGGAGAATGAGGCGGACGCAACAAACGACGCCGGAGCGAAAGCGCTGTGCAGTGTCGAGCGTTGCTGATTCATAACACCTTCCCCCGTCAGACTGGCTGACGGGGGATTTCTTCCGAGACACGCGAGATTGAGGGAACGAGATCATGAGCACAGCAACATACGCAGTGGTACCAACGCATGGCACATACGGTAGCGGCGACAACGTGCGAGTCGCACGAATCTGCCGGAGCCTGCAGGCTGCCCGCAAGGTCGCCAAGAGCCTGACTGCATCCTACCAGTCCGGCATGAAGCCATACGGCGGCAGCGGTGGCGGCTACCGAGTGATTGCGTGGGATCAGACCGGCCGGACCATCAGCGGCTACTGGCTGGACCGCACACCGGATGCTGGCTGATCGGGTGACACCTTCCCCCGCTGCACAGTGCGGCGGGGGATTCTGAGGCGATTGAGTGAGGGAACGAACGATGTTGACAGTGTACGCGGTGCGAAATATCGGCAGTCGTGAGATCATCAGTCCGTGGACGCCAGTTTGGGCGCAGGCAGAGCGATGGGCGGTGGAGTGCAAGCAGCACGAGACGCAGCCGATGGTGCAGGTGATCAGCGAGGAGTGGACGGACCGCGACGTCCTGCAGGTGTGGGCGGACGAGCATCGGGGAGAGCACATGACGCCGGAGTTGGCGGCAGCATGTCCACCGTGCGAGGGCTGGTATCCGATTGTGGGGATGCTGGGCATTCTGACCGGCGATCTGGCACAGGCAGACGACGAGCGATACACGCAGGCTGACGACGCGCTGAAGTGCGTGCGATTGCGGGAGGGCAAGTGACATGCAGGACATCATCGCAGCAGTCGTGGCGGCAATCGTGGCTATGCTCGTGGCAATTCAGATGGAGGACGGACTGTGAGCAACGTTGAGAAATGGTCAGCCCTGTGGAATCATGACGTGCAATTTGGGTTCGTGTGCGGTTGTTTCGCGGGCGTGGCGGGGCTGATTCTGATTATGTTTGGGCTGGATTTGTTCGCGCGGCTGGTGGTCGGTGGTCGACCAAAGCAGCAGGTGCGACGGGTGCGAGGGGATAACGGAGGGCGTGGGCTGTGAGTGTGCAAATTTGTGAGGGAATCTGGCGGAATCGGCTGGGGCAGCGGCTTGTTATTACACAATGCGAGCCAGTGGCCGGGCAGCGGTGGACAGATGGCATGTACCACGTCGGCGACGACGGCAGATTCAGCGCTAAAGAAAGCAATTTGGATCTGGTGGCGTTCGTCGGGCTGCTGCCAGTCAGCCGGCCAGCAGAAACGGAAAGCACAACGGCGGTTGCAGGTGGCGTCAGTGACGATCCGGGGCGGATTATTTACGAGTTGGGAGAGAAACTGAAAACGGCGAACGCCACAATCAGCAACCAGTCAGCTGAGATTGCACGACTGCAGGCTGAATGGCAAAGCGAGTTCACTGCGGCGCAGCAATTGCGGTCCGAGAACGAGCGGCTGCAGGCCGAGGTCGAGCGGCTGCAGGCCGAATTGCGGGGCTACGCTGCTGAGTCACACCGACAACTGCGGACGCTGCAGGAGTCACACAACAAGGTGACGGCGAACCTGCAGGCGGAACAGCGTGGCGAGCGTGAGGGATTTCGGATTGCGATCAGCATGATTCTGGAGGCGCGACAGTGACACACCCACACCGCCTACAAATCCTGATCAGACTCCGCGATCTGGAGTTGTTCCTGTGCTCTGGACGACGCACGAAAACCGAGTGCGTCGAGCGTCTGCAGTACACCGGAGCACGGATGCTGCTGCGGGATCTGCAAGATCTGCAGGCACTCGGCAGCGAGATCGTGCGGCAGGGCGATCCGGGCAAAACGACATCGTATTACTGCCCGCGAGCGCGGGCGATTTTTCGGCATGAGTGAACACAACAACAACCACCGCAGCACTGCATCAGGTCCGCTGGCGGCTGATCCCCGTGGCGAATGATTCGCCGGTGGTTTTCCATTCCAACAGAAAGGCAACGGACGTGCCAAAGAAATCAAACCGAATCCGGAGACTGGGTGAGCGTGTGCTGGTGGCTGAAGGTGATGGCATGTGGCAAGCTGGCAAGATTGCCACGATCATCGAGTTGAAAAACGGCGGAGTGGCGTACGTGGTCACGCTGCGGAACGGCAGGCAGGTCTGGGCACCGGCAGACGCCGTCAATCCCGACCCGCAGAGACCACGCGGAGCAGACCCGACACCGGAGCAGATCCGGCAGCGGTGTCTGGAGATTCAACGGGAATGGCCGGACGAGGTCCGGCAACAACGGGACATGCGAGCACAGCCGACAGCGTGGAGCGTTCCACGGTCGCATTACCTGAGAGACACACAGAGCGGGAGGACGGATTTTGAGCACTGATCTATTTTTCATTGTGCCCGGTGAGCCAGTGGCACAACCGCGGCACAGAGTGAGCACGATTGGAGGACGTGGCAGATTGTATTTGCCAAAGTCGCATCCAGTGCACGCATATAAGGTCGCGATCAGAGCGGCGTTTATTGAGGCGGCGCCACGGTGGAAAACAATCACGGGGCCTGTGCAGCTAAACGTGTATTGTAGATTTGCAATGCCCGCATCGTGGAGCAAGAAAAAACGTGCTGAATTGCAGGGCGCAATACATGATAGCAAACCGGATTGGGACAACGTTGGCAAAGCCGTCTGCGACGCATTGACGGATTGCGGCGTGTGGGCCGATGACAAACAGGTGGCATCGGCATTCGTATGCAAACGATGGTCAGTGACGCCGCAAACTGACATCTGGATTCGCGAGTGTGCCTCAGGCACATAACCCTCAGAGTGAAAGAATATGGACACATGAAACGCAAACTACCACAGGTCGCAGCACTTCCGCACGATGCACCCGACATCATGGAGGCAACACCCGAAAACCTGTTGCCAGAAAAGCCGGAGGGGTATTCACGCCTAGTGATTGGACGCGCGGCAGGCGAATCGGTCGTGATCGACTGCAACGGAGTGCAGGTGCAGATTACGCTGGTGGAGATCCGCAACGACAAGGCACGACTGGCAATCGTGGCACCACGTGACGCACACATTCTGCGGTCAGAGTTGCGGGAGGGCGCATATGGTCGGCGATGAGAGAATGGCGGCAACGCTGAAAACGTTGGCTGTCGGCGAATCCCATCGGCTGCCTGCCCGCTACAGAGTGGAGGTCACAGTCCGCAATATGCTGGCACTCACAGGATATCGGTGGACGGTGATTGAGATCATCACACCGCAGACAAACACGACGCGATTCACGGTTACGAGGGACGCATGAGCGAGAACATTTTTGCCCCGTTTTTTGGGGCTGTTCAGGACGGAGCGAGGGAACGCGAACTGCGGGAATACGGACGCGACGGACCACATGGCCGTTGGGATCCTGGTGAAATGCCGTGGACGATCCCGCGGCGGATTCATCCGGACTATCGCGAGCGATTGAGTAGTGATCCATTAGATTGGCCGACGGTCGGCGAATCAGGTTTGATGGGTGATGGGAGGAGTAACGACGAATGAAGATTACGAGGGGTAAAACGGTGGTGCCGAGACGTGTGATGCTGTACGGCACACACGGCATCGGCAAATCGTCATGGGCGGCACAGGCACCGGACGTGTTGTTCCTGAATCTTGAGGACGGGTTGAACGACATCGACACGGCAAAGACTCAGCATCTGCGGACATACGCAGACGTGAAGGGTGCGCTGAGTTGGCTGTTCGCGAATCCTGACCACGGGTTCAAGTCATTGGCGATCGACACCGTCGATTGGCTGGAGGCGTTGATTCATCAGGATGTGGCAGATCGAGCATCGAAAAAACACATCAGCGATATTCCCTATGGGGCGGGGTACAAGTCAGCAATGGCGTTGTGGGATCAAGTCATTGATGATTTGGACGTGCTGCGGCGCACGCAAGGGATGGGAATCATCCTGCTGGCACATTGTGCGATTCGGCGACATCAAGATCCGGGCGCGGATTCATACGACAGGTTTCAGCCTGCACTACACGAGACGGCATCAGCACTGCTGCAGGAGTGGTGTGACGAGGTGTTTTTCGCAAGCTATCGAATCTACACCCGCAAGGAGGATCAGGGATTCAACAAGGAGCGGACGATTGCCAGTGGTGCCGGCGAGCGATACATCCGCTGTACCGAAACGCCAACAGCGTTGGCGAAAAATCGGCTGAACATCGAAGGCGGTGAGATTGGGTTTAGGTGGGTTGATTATGTGAACTGTATCAGTGGTGTTTCTTCAGAAGTGAAAGGGTGATAACAATGGCGAATCTCAGTGATCTGGACATGAACAACGTGCAGGCGCAGCCTGTACGGCGGCTGTTGCCTGAGGGTGATTATCAAGCGGTGATTGTCGAGAGCGGAATGAAGATCCCGAAGTCCGGCGGGGCCGCGATGCTGGAATTGGTCCTGCAGGTGCAGGGACATCCACAGTTCAGCGGCGCGAAGTTGTGGGACAATCTTTGCATCCGTCATGCAGGGACGGCTGGGCAGATTGCTAAACAGCGATTGAAGGCGATCATGGACGCCGTCGGGTTGGCTAGCATCTCCGATAGTCAGCAGTTGCACAATCGGCTGTTGACCGTGACAGTCGCCCACGGCGAGTACAACGGCGAGCCGACGAACAAGGTCAAAGGATACAGCCCGAAGAGGTTGAGCGATCAGCCGATGACGCAGACATCCTACGCGGCACCAACCGCAAGCAATCCCGCAAATCCGTGGGGCTGATGGCTGTGTGTTGAGGTGTTCGAGACCCGGCAGCGGTCAACGCTGCCGGGTGTTTTGCGGGGAGGGGAAGTGACGGTGGAAGCGAGATGGTATCAATCGGAAGCGAATGCGGCAGCATGGCAGTACATCAGCGACGGACGAGGGAATCCGCTGATCGTGTTGCCGACGGGAGCAGGCAAGTCGATCGTGATTGCGTTGCTGATCCGGCAGGCAGTTGAGTGGGGGCAACGGGTACTGGTGGTGGCACATCGCAAAGAACTGTTGCAGCAGAACGCGGACAAGATTCAGCGACTGACCGGGCTAAAGGTCGGGATCAATTCTGCAGGACTGAATGAGCGGGACATCGACAGCACAGTGATATGTGCCGGCATTCAGAGCGTGTATCGGGACGCAGCGGAATTCGGGCAGCGTGGTCTGGTGGTGATCGACGAAGCGCACCTAATTAGCGACGACGGCGGGAGCATGTATCGGCAGTTCCTCGACGGACTTCAGCGACACAACCGCAGGTTGTTTTGCGTGGGACTGACCGCCACACCATACCGCACGGGTGAGGGATCGTTGGCAGATGACGGCAAGTTGTTCAGCGGCGTTTGCTATGAGGCCAAAACTGGAGCGTTGATTGAGGCCGGTTTCCTGTCCAAACTGACCAACAATCCGGCAGACAGCCAGGCGAATTTGCAGGGCGTCAAGATCCGTGGCGGTGAGTTCGTGGCAGCGGAAATGGAAGCCGCATTTACGACGGACGCAATCATTCACGCAGCGGTTTGTGAGTTGACAATCGCCTGCGAGCACCGCAAAAGCATTCTGGTATTTTGTGCCGGTGTGAGTCATGCCGAGCAAGTGGCACTTGCCCTGCGGGATCTGACGGGGCAGGAGGTTGGATTGGTGACAGGCGAGACTCACGCGATCGAACGTCAGCGTGTGTTGAGCGACTTCCGCAACGGCAGTCTGCGGTGGTGTGTCAACGTGGACGTGCTGACAACAGGATTTGACGCGCCCGGGATTGATGCGGTGGCCGTCCTGAGGGCCACAATGTCACCCGGTTTGTTCGCTCAAATTGTGGGCCGTGGCCTTCGGATTGCAGACGGAAAAACAGACTGTCTGATTCTGGACTTTGGCGGCAACCTGCAACGGCACGGGGCACTCGATGCGGACGATTACGGCATCAGCAAGCCACGCAATTCCGACGGTTCTGAGGCACCGTCAAAAGTCTGCCCGAAGTGCAAACAGGAGGTGTATCTTTCCGC